AGGAAGTCTGATGGGGATTAGTTCGGGGCTTGGTGGGACGGTTGGTGCTGTTCCTGCTGGTGGTGTGATGCCGTTTGCTGGTTCTACTGCTCCTGCTGGTTGGTTGTTGTGTTTCGGTCAGGCTGTTAGCCGTTCACAGTATGGCGAGTTGTTTGCTGTGTTGGGGACTTCGTATGGGTCGGGTGATGGTTCTACTACGTTTAATCTTCCTGACCTTCGTGGTCGTGTTGTTGCTGGTGAAGATGATATGGGGGGAAGCGCCGCAAATCGTTTGACTGCCGCAGTTTCAGGTGTTGCTGGCAATACTCTTGGAGCATCGGGTGGAGACCAACTTACGCCTACACACTCACACCCAAATACTCTTTCTAATAATACTGTTGCGACTTCAGGGCATACACATCAACATGTTTCACCCATTGGTTTGAATAGTGGTGGTATTAGAGTTATAGACCCAGGAAGTTCTGTATTGGATTCTGTTGGTTCTTACGACTTAAATGGAGTTGTGAGTGCAAATCAAAACTCATTTACTGCAAAGTTTGGTGACCTAGTTGAAAGATGGTATGTAACATCAAGTGGTCCTTCTGCTACCACAACTGTGACGATTTCTAATCAAAATAATACTGGTGGCGGGTCATCACAAAATGTGCAGCCGACAATGGTTCTTAACTACATCATCAAGGCATAACAATGGGTATCTCGAACGTCTCAAGTGGTTTACGACCAGGTGTATGCACCTCCACAACACGCCCAATAAACCCTTATGTTGGGCAACTTATTTTTGAAACAGACACAGCATCACTCAAATATTGGGATGGTTCTGTATGGAATGGTGCTATCGCTGCACCTACTGGTTCTGTTCAGTCATACGCTGGTTCATCTGCACCGACAGGTTGGCTGTTGTGTTTCGGTCAAAATGTGAGCAGAACTACTTATGCTGATTTGTTTGCTGTTGTAAGCACAACATATGGTGTTGGTGATGGTAGCACTACGTTTGGTTTGCCTGATTTGCGTGGTCGTGTTCCAGCAGGTTTGGATAACATGGGGGGTTCTGATGCTGGTCGTCTTGATTGGGCTAATACTTTGGGTACTAGTGGTGGTACACAGACTCATACGCTGACTAGTGCTGAGTCTGGTTTGCCTGCTCACAGCCACACAACAAAAACTATTTCTAACCTTGCGAACAATAATCTTCAATGGCATAACAATGCAGATACGGTTGCTGGTGGTGATGGGACTACTGGTGGTGGCTTGATTACAACTGCTCAAAATGCTGCTGCTAATGCTTCTTCAGCGCATAACAACATGCAGCCAACACTTCTATTGAATTACATCATCAAGGTATAATTATGGGTCTTTCTAACTACCTACCAAACAGTCGCCTCGCACAGCCAGGTGTGTGTACCTCGTCTACCCGTCCAGCGTCACCGTATGAGGGGCAGGTTATTTATGAGACTGACACGGATCGGACGTTGGTGTACAACAACTCTGCATGGGTAGACCCGTCAACAGGTAAGACTGGTCGTTCAGGTTTGGTGTTGGTAAAAACTGACACCATCACCAGCGGTACAAGTAAAGAAATAACATCAATTTTCAGTAGCGATTTTACTAACTATCAAATTGTTGTTGATGGTGTTGCTATGAGTAGTGCAAATAATCTTTTTATGCGTTTAGGAACAACCAGCACAGGATATTATGTTAGTGGTTTGTATGTCCAATACGGAACTGGAAACCCAGTTTCAGCAGACACATATGCAACCAACACCTCACAATTCGCTACTGGTCTTATCGCTGATTCTACTGGTCATGGTTCAGCAATTATTCATGTTATGAACCCAAACGGTGCAACCCGCACAGGTTTTCATTCATCAGGTGTTGACGCTCGTACTGGTGGTGGAGGAGCAAGGCATTACACGGGGTATTTAAATAACTCTACTGTTTACACTTCTGTCACTTTTTTAAGTGGTAGTGCAAATACATTTACTAGTTGCAACATCGCTGTATACGGCTACAACCAATGATTAGTGTTGTCACTACGACATACAACACACCCGCCGACATCCTTGCCCGAACCTGGGCCTCCCTCAAACAGCAAACCCACACCGATTGGGAATGGGTAATACACGATGACTCCACCAACAACAACGTCTACCAACAAGTCTATGGATTCTGTTCAGACGAACGATACAAGATTCGCTACATCCGCCCCCATGTCCCGACACGAGGCAACATCGGTTACGCAAAACGAGTCGGGTTCGGTGCAGCGTTCGGAGACATCCTTGTTGAGTTAGATCACGATGACGAGTTAACCCCAGACGCGCTAGCCCTCATCCATCTTTCCTTCACCGACCTCCCCTCTGTCGGGTTTGTTTACTCTGACTGGTGTGAGGTGTTCGCTGACGGAACCTCAGGTCGCTACCCCGAGGGTTGGGCGTTCGGGTACGGCAAAGAATACTGGTCAGATGAGTACGGGGTGTGGGTGATGCAAGCCCCACCGTTGAACGCTGTCACCTTGTCGCACATTGTGTCTGCCCCGAATCATGTTCGGGCGTGGCGGGCATCCACCTATCACGCTGTTGGCGGGCATGACCCGAACCTTCCAGTAGCAGATGACTACGATTTGGTGGTTCGTACCGCGCTGGCTACCGACTGTGTGCATCTACCGAAGATGCTGTACAAGCAGCACATCGCCCCTGTCACGGCGCAACGCACCCGCAACCAAGAGATTCAATGGCGGGTTGCTGAGATTTCCGCAAAGTATAAGGATCGCATACTGGACAAGTACCCGATCCGATGATGTATGATGAGCGGGTCGCCGTTATCAAGGAGTGATTATGCCTAAGGTTGGTAAAAAAGAGTTTTCGTATGGCCCTAAAGGTATGGCTATGGCTAAAGCAGAAGCGAAGAAAACTGGCAAGTCCATGAAGATGGGCAAGAAGAAGATGAAAAAGAGTGGCAAGTAAGAAGAAGGTTTGGGATACCCCTAACCCTAAGAAGAAGTCATCTAAGTTGACTCCTTCTCAGGTGGCGGAGGCGAAGCGTCGCGCTAAGGATGCTGGTCGTCCGTACCCTAACTTGATCGACAACATGGCTGTGGCTAGAAAGAAGAAGTAGTGGCGACTGTTGCCCAGGTTTTGAATCGTGCTTCCCGTCAGTTGTTGTCGGGGACGGTAGAGGAACGTAACCGTTTAGCGGTTGCGGTTAATTCGTCTGCCACCACACTTGTTCTGTCTTACGACCTAGGTGGTGTCCGTTCAGGTGCGGTCATCGAGTTGGGATCGGAACAGATGTATGTCTGGGATGTGAACGAGGCAAACAAGAACGTAACAGTTGAACGAGCGTTCAATGGCACTACCGCTGCTTCCCATCTCATCAACACGGTTATAACAGTCAACCCTAGGTTTCCTCGCGCAATGCTCCTCGAAGCCTTAAACGATGAACTGGCTGACCTGTCCAGCCCGATGCACGGCCTGTTTGCTGTACGCACCCTAGACATCACATACAACGGGTCAGACCGTCAAATCAACCTGCCCGCAGTATCAGACGTAATCGACATCATCGAAGTACGTTCACGCTACAAAAAAGATGACTATCAAAAAGTCAACAAAGTCAAACTATTGCGTGATCTACCCACCAAAGATTTCGGTTCAGGTATGGGATTACAGTTCGACCAGCAGGTACGCAACGGCGATGTACGCCTCACTTATAAAGCACCATTCATTAAAGCAGTCAACGAAACAGACAACATTCAACACATTTGTGGGTTCCCTGAATCCGCTGAGGACATCCTCGTGATGGGTTGCCAAATCCGTTTGATGTCTCCTCGTGAAATGAAACGCAACTTTACTGAATCACAAGGCGACACACGCCGCGCTGATGAGGTCCCAGCGGGTGCTGTCGGTGGTTCTATCACTAACTTGTTGCGTATGCGCCGTGACCGTATTACTGCTGAGGCAGCGAAGTTGGCGAGGAAGTACCCTACGTTTCTTGCGAGGGACTAAGTGACTGTCACCACGTTCACGTTTCCGTATGTTAATACGCCAGCGTTTTTCTCTGGTACAAGTTCAACAACGCTTGTTCCTAATGTGTTCCCTGTCGGTATTGATGGTCGCCCGTATGCGATAGATCAAAAGTCTGGCAGGTTCACTCGCGGTTATGAGCCGCGTGTTCGTGATTCACAAGACATTTCTACTGCTCCTGGTGAGGCTGCTATTAACCCTGGTGGTTTGTGGCGCAGGGGTCAGGATTCGTGGCATTTGGGTGCGGGACAGCAATACGCTGATGCTGCTGTTGCTATTGATTATAGGTATTACAAATCAAAAGGTGTAAACCCTTGGAATAAAGGCAAGTTGTCTTTGTTGAATTCCACCAAAGTTTCATTGTCCACTTCTTCTACGAATTTATTGATGTGTACGGTTCGTAGTTCTGCTGGTACGGATTATCTGTATGTGGCTGATGGTTCTACTTTGAAATACACCACCGATCCGTTCGCTGGTACACCTACATGGACTTCTGTTACTACTGGTTCACCTGGTACAACAATCACCGCGTTAGACACCAACGGTGAAAATGTTTTTATTGGGTACACATCGAACGACATTTACTACACCACCCCAGGTTCCGCATCTGTAACATTTTTTTATCCGACAGGTGGTTCAGGAACAGGTAAAACCTACAATGGTTTTGCGTATGCAAAAGGTTGGGGTATCGCGTCAGTAGATCAAGACCTGTATGTAATCGGTATCCAATCAGGAAGCCATGTAATTTTCTATGACAACCCTGACACCACATTCCGTTGGGTTGGTGCAGCCGCAGGACAAAACGCTGTATACGCTGCTGGACATTCAGGTAACCACAGCATCATCTACAAGATGACATTAAAATCAGACGCGACAGGATTCGATGCACCTATCGCCGCATTAGAACTACCACTTGGAGAAATAGTTACAGGTATCGGCGGCTATCTTGGGTTTATTGTTGTCGGGTCAAACAAGGGTGTACGTTTCTGCACACCAGACACACAGAACAATTTGACTGCTGGGCCTGTTATCCCTACTGGTTCAGCGGTATACGATTTCACATCAGAAGATCGTTTCATTTGGTTCTCATGGACAAACTATGACGGTAGTTCAGGGTTGGGCCGTCTTGATTTGTCAAACTTTACTGGACCTAATACTCCTGCGTATGCCACCGATTTGATGTATGACTCATCTACTAACGCTGTGAAATCTGTTGCTACGTTCAACGGTAAGCGTGTGTTTAGCGTGTCAGCAGTAGGTGTGGTAGTAGAAGATTCAGCGAACCTTGTTGATTCAGGGACGATTGAAGTGGGAACGTATCGTTGGGGTATCCCTGACCGTAAGTTTGTGGCGAAGGTTGACACCCGCAGCGAACCATTAGACGGCTCCATTGTTTCCTACCTAGCCCTAGACAACGGCACATACACCTCAGTCGGCACATGGAACACCCCAGACGACACCGAAAACACCCTCGACGGATCATCAGACAAAACCATCCAAGCCTCATTCAAGTTCGAACTTAAGCCATCAGATACAAACGTCAGCCCTGTGTTGACACGCTGGATGACCCGCGCCTACGCAGCCCCATTCCGCAGCCAAGTGTTCAGTGTCCCACTACTCCTACACAAAAAGGTTCGTGTCGGCAACAAGGACTACTACTTCGACACATCAGACGAACGGCTACTATTCGATGACCTCATCGCATCCCCCCGTATCATCACGTTACAGGTAGGTCAAGAAACCCATACTGTTATTGTGGAGGATGTAGAAGAAATACCTTTGGATTCCAGCGGTAACACCTGGGATTTTGAGGGGACACTTGTTGTTACAATGAGATCGGTAGAAAACTAGGAGACATCGGTGGCATACAGTCGGCTTTCACATAAGGGCGGGGCGGTTCAGAACACGCTCGGTTCACAGTTATTGGTAGGCGGTACTACTATTTCTTTGTCGTCCACCCCGTCTGGGTGGCCTGCTGCTGGCGCGCCGTTCTTTGTCGTTATCGACCCTGGCACAGCAAAGGAAGAAAAAGTATCTGTTGTGTATGCTTCTGGTACGACGCTGAATGTGGTGGACGAAACAGATTTCACTGATCCTTGGTCTACATCGGTGAATGGTCGCGGTGTGGATGACACTACCGCGTACCAGCATGAGGCTGGCGCGGTTATCTATCCTGTGTTCACGGCTCGTGAAGCGAACCAGGCTAATGAGTTGGTGTCGTCGTACACAGCAAACGGTGATCTTGTTGTTCATGGTTCTACTTCGTTTAAGAAGATTGCTGTCGGTACGAACGCTCATGTGTTGCAGGCTGATTCGACGGTTGCTGATGGTGGTGTGAAGTGGGGTCAGGTCGCTACTGGCGGTATCACCGATGGTGCGGTGACTGAGGCGAAGTTGGCTACTGATGCTGTGACTGCTACGAAGATTGCGGCTGGCGCGGTGGGTGCTTCCGAGTTGGCTTCTAACGCTGTAGAGACAGCCAAGATCGCTGATGATGCTGTGACGCAGGCAAAGATTGGTGCTGGTGCGGTTGGCACTACTGAGTTGGCTGATGATGCTGTGACCGCAGCAAAGATTGGTGTGTTAACAAACACAACAGCAAAGACTG